CATGGTCTGCCACAAAGGCGTTTTTGTATTGATAGTCAGCCAGAATCAAAACAAGTTGTGGTATAGATTGTGGCACAACATATTCATTCATAGAATCGTAGATACCACGAAAGATAGCAGTGGCGTCAATGTCCATGCTATTCACAACCCAATGACGCATATTCTTAAAGTCTTTATCTTTGAGATACTTTACTAGAATACGATAGTTATCAGGACCACTATTTGTGCCGTTACCATTAACAAGAGTGCCGCTGGTACTAAATCGCTGAGCTTCATTTAAGACTCGTCTCCAATCTGGTGCATATTTCATGACTAGATCAATAGGTGATTTCTCATCATGTTTGATCCCATTGTCACGTAGTATATATAAAAGTCGCGAATAGAAGCTTTGTGCAAGTTTAGGTAAATCTTTCTTACTCGTATTAAATTCATATACACCACAACGAGAATGAAGTGGTTCAATGATTTTATTCTTAAAGTTACAAGTGAGAATGAATCGACAATTATTTGCAAACTCTTCGATAAATCCACGAAGAGCAGGCTGAGTCGATTGTGCATTTAGATAGTCAGCTTCGTCAAGGATAACAACTTTGTATCCACCTTGCAAAGAAACTGATGATGCAAATTGTTTTATCTTACCTCGTAAGGTATCGATATTGCCTTCTTCAGAACCATTGATCAAGATATAATCTAGACCTAGTTCATGACAAAGGGCTTTAGCAACAGTTGTCTTACCAAGACCGGCTGTACCGGTGAAAAGCATATTAGGCAATTCACCGGTAGCCACAACATCATGGAACTGTTGTTTTAGTTCATGTGGAAGAGTACAATCCACAATATTTTTTGGCCGATACTTTTCGACCCATAGAAAATCTGACATTACAAACCTCGTTCAAGAAATACATTATACAATAAAAGGGGAGGTTTGTAAATATTATGTTTTGCTCGCTTCGTAGTTTTCACCAAGTGAGATAGCTTTCACACATTGATCTCGTAACTGACCAATAGTAGATAACTCTTCTCCGCGGAAACCACCACGTTGAGCGATAGCATCAATGACCGCAATCATTGAACGGCCCATTTGTGTTGATACTTGATAGATCTGTTCATGATCCATCTGTCCTGCCGCAGCTGGTGCTGGTGCAGAAACCATGTTTTCGGCTTTTGCTTCTTTAGCCATTTTATTCTCCATATGTTGAGGATTTTTCTAGAGCGATCCAATATGATACGCCTAGTTCATTATTAGAAAACTCTGAGATGAGTTTAGACGAAATTGCCACGTGGTAATCACCTGGTATAATCTTAAGATTAGAGATACTTATAACAAAGTTAAAAGCTTCAGCAGGATAATCACCGGCTATATCGATAGAAAATGTATTTGATGTTGCATTTTTACTATCAACAACTGACAAAGTAAGAACGCCATCGCCTGGTGTAATTGATACTTCGTCATGTCCAAGAGCCGCTGCGGCACGTTTGATACGACTCAATGTATTTCCATCTAAATCAAATTGTACTTCACATTTAGGCATTACAATCTTTTTAGATGGTGATGTCAACATGTCCGGATCAGAAAAGAAGTACTTAACTTTTGACCGGCCAGATGAATCACTGATTAGTACATAATCTTTCTCGAAAGATAGATTAGGCACATCAACAAGACCTAGGACATTGAGAAATTCATTCAAGTCATAGATCCCGAAGTTTTGAGGAAAGTCTTCAACAGTACTGGCTGCTGATAGAACATTCTTCGCTTCAGAAATAGTCTGAATATTATTGCCTTCATTGAAAACAATGTTTGAATTAATACCTGCATAATTCTTGAGAATCTGCAGGGTATTTTCACTTAGTTCCATGATATACTCCATAATTAAGAATACTATTATACAACATTTTTGACGGATTGTACAACATTATTTTACCTTGCTAAAGTTTTTATCTTTGATAAATTCCATCTTAGATTGAAACTTGTCATCAAGGATTTCACCTTTATGTGATATAACAAAGACATTAGTATCTTCGCCAAACGCATAAATGATTTTCATTAAATTACCCACACCTTCATGATCCAATGAAGAATCAAAGGTTTCATCAAGTATGAGTAAGTTAGTAGCTACTGAGTTTTTCATCTTGGCAATCTGACGCCAAGTAAATAACAAAGCTAAATCTATTCTTTGCTTCTCACCTTCTGAAAACGAATCATAAGAAAAGTTATCACGATGACGAGATCGAATAGTTTCAGTAAAACTTTCATCTAGATTAAAATGTACAAAGAAATCTAGAATCTGTAAATACTGATTTGTAAGTTGATTAATGACCGGTAGATATTGTTTAATAATCTTTGTCTTGATACCGGTATCTTTCAACATCTCAAGAATAACTGTATTGTAAGTTACATCTTCGTTGATGCGTAATTTATTTTCAAAGTGTGCTTCACGATTTTCTTGTAACTTAGCTAGTTCTTCTCTTGCCTTTGCTGTATCGCCTTCACTACCTTTAATCTTATCGATTTGTGAAGATAATACATCAATTCTTTTTTGTAAACTATCTATAGAATTATTATTAGTTGTAAGCGCTGCTGTCTTATCTCTAATCATTTTAGATAGATCATCTAGTTGAGAGATATTTATTTCTACGATAGATGCTTGTTCAGCTAAATCTTTTAAGGTGTCTTGATATATGGTAGCCTTATCTTTAGCTGTCTTTGTTTTTTCATCCTTCAGTTCTTTTGATATTTCTTGTTCACATGTTGGACAATTATCGTGTTTGTCGTAGAATTTAGCTTCTTTAACTAGGGTTTTAATTTTCGCATCGAATTCTGCTTTGTATTGTAAAAGCGATTGTTTTTTATCGTGGTTCTTTTTAATTTTTTCTTCGAGCCCACGTGACCTTCGCTCAATCGAATTAGATAGAGCAACATTCTCTGATTGTATTTGCTGGATTTCGCTCCTCGCATCAGAGATCTCTTGTTCTTTTGTTTCGATTTCTTTCGTAGAAAGCCCTTCGACTTCTTTAATATAGTTCTGTTGAAGATCGATCTTATCCTTTGCTAACTCTAAATCGTAATTAACATCCTTAAGATTATCCTTCAATATGCTTTGTTTTTCTTTAAGGATCTGATTCATTTTAGAGAATACATTAATGTCCAGAAGATCCTCGATAACATCCCGCCGATGATGTGAGGGAAGTTGCATGAAAGGAATGAAGGAGGAGGATCCCAACACAACAATCTGATGGAAACTTTTATGATTAAGCTTCAGAATGTTTTGCTCGAGAATCTTCTGGTACTCTTTGGCATGTGATGATTGATTAATCATCGTGCCATCAACGTAGATCTCAAACTTACCTGGTCTGATTCCACGAATGATTTTATATTCTCTTTGACCAATACTAAACTCAACTTCTACTTCACAGTTCTTACCGTTAATAGAGTTGACTAGTTGTGGTTTATTAATATTTCGGTGAGGTTTGCCAAACAGGGCGTATGACAAAGCATCTAACATAGTTGATTTACCGGCACCATTGTGACCGATAACAAGGGTGGTTTTACTGCGTATAAAGTCTATCGTCGTAAAATGATTGCCTGTCGACAAAAAATTACGATAACGCAACGTCTTAAATAATATCATGCAATTTCTAAAGATTGAGCCTCGGTCATAAGGTTGTACACATCCTTCTTGATACGTTCCTTACTCAGCTCAGTTTCTACTCCATCAATATATGAGTTCAATAACTCGGTAGTGTCTTCAAGAGAGATCTCATCATCTCCAACGTTTGAACCAATAAATTCATCAAAGGTCTCTTGGATCTTTAAATCATGTATTGTTCTATTCTGTATTCTATCAACAAATCGATCAAATGTAAACTGATTTTTTCGATTTATTACAACTATTTTTACAAATTTATTTTCTACTTGACTTAGGTCGTAATCCATATAATCAGTATTGCTATCATCATACCTAATCCTGTGGTGCAAAGTAAGAGGGTTCCTAACAGCTTCAAGCTCTCTCGTACTCGTGTCCAGAATATGGAAGTATTTGTTATCGTGCGCGTCATTCCAGAAAAACTCCATTTGGCTTCCAAGATATGTTATATTATCTTGACTTGACTTTGTATGGAAATGTCCTGAGTATACGGCTTCGAACCGTTTGAATAATGATCTATCTAGACCATGTTCACACTTGATGCCTTTCATCATTTCATAACCAATAATATCAAAGTGTCCACCCATAATATCGGCTTTACATTCTTTGATAAACTTTATAGAACGTTCTTCGTTCTCAGCATCAATCCATGGGACTAATGCCATTTTTAATCCATCATAATCCATAACAGTTGGCTCATGGATAATATGGACTTCATTCATATAATGTCCGAGTAATTCTTTTAGACTATTTAGTTCACCAGTATTCTTATAGTATACGTCATGATTGCCACGAATGATATCCATTGTAATGCCGTGTTGTCGTAACGGTTTAAGGAAGCAACTCCTAATCCGATTAATACACTTGAAATTAATGAATTTTCTATTATCGAAGAAGTCACCCAGGTGAACGATATGACTAATATTGTTTTCCAGAAGATAAGGAAAAAATACATCTGTGTAAAATTTCTCTGCGTTATCGAGAAATATGTCAGAAGAATTGCGAACGCCACAGTGAGTGTCATTGATTATTGCTACTTTCATTTTAAAAATTCACTTAAATCAGAATCAGCTTTCATCTCACGCTTTTTGCGTTTTTCTTTTTTGACGAATTCTTTGACTGCATCATCTGTAGCTTTTACTTTATCTATACGATCCTTAAGAAAGTCTACAAATTGTTGAGCCACGGTATTTGCAAGTGTGTCACCCTCTACTTCAACAAACGTTTCTAATGCCGAACTAGTGAGATATTTGAGTTTGATGTCTTGTTGCTTTTTTTCTTTAGCAATACGACGGAGAAACGCATACCACGTGATTTGAGTAAAATATGCAAATGCATTTGGTTTTCCAGTTCTTGTTGCGGTTTCTAAATTATAGTTTTCTATTGCCTTTAAGCAATTTTCAACAGCATCCATTACCATCTCTTCACGATACGTATAACGGATAAAATTTGATTTATGAGATAAGCCTTCTGCTATCTTGAGAAAGCATGATGCTATGTAATCTGTTACAATAGGTAGCTGCTCATTTTTTGCTTTAGCTTTTCTAACTTCTTTGACGTATTCAACAACGGCAGCTGAGAAGTCTGCATTATTTACGTAGTGAATACTTTGACGTTTAGTTCTTGCCATAAGTTGTCCTTTCACATATATCATACTATATTTTTATGGCGATGTACACTAAATTTTTTTAAAAAAAAGCAAAAAAAACTGTGTACAAACCGGCTGGATGTGGTATAATAATAAAGAGGTTTTTGAGGTGGGTGGTATACCCTAATGTAATTTAGTTTTATCTACAGGAAAATTTATAATATTCTCCATAACCTCTTCTTTTTCTATCTGTTCTAATTCTTCATCTGTTGGACCCTGATTAAATTTTAAATATTCTTGTAATGTATCACGATAATTATTTAATATTTCTCGGGTCGGACTTGCTTGTGAAACAATTAAGTCTCCATTGAGTGCAATGTTATATCCTTCTTCAATCTGTCCAACCATAAAAGGTCGAAGAGTACATAACCTCATAGCTCCTGTTGGAGATTGCAAGAATACTATCTCGAATGCATTTTTAGCAAGTATAGTTGCATTGTGATCATCATCCCATTGAACGATTTCACATAAAACTTCTTCGCCGCTTGATAATTTTAATTGAATTATTTCTTGATCGGTCATGTTTTAAATTCTATCTCGTATATTTTATAGTTAAAAGATTCTCTTGAGTATATTCTAATACGTTCCGCACTATGCATCAACGTGTAGTTTTTTCTTCCTTTCCAATGCAAATCATCTGCAATATCATATAAGCTAGTTGTTGATCCATCATCTGATTTTCTTAATCCTCGTCCGATACTTTGTAATACTTTGATTTGTGACTTTGACGGGCTAGCGAATATGATGTTATGCAAATTACGAATATTAATACCAGTACTGAAAGTGCCAAGACTAGCGACAATAATTGCATTCTTTTGTTTCTCTACTATTTTACGTATGGCTTCCCTATCTGCAGTTTCTACATCCCCTGATACGTAAAAAACTTTTCGCCTTTCGTGTGCATTATCTTTAATTAGATTATATAGAGG